AACCCCAACACCACGTGCGCCGAAACCTCCCGCTGAGGTGGGAGGGCGCGGAGCGCCTGGCGAAGACGCTCTGATGGCGGCGGCAAAAACGGGCGACTTTCGCAGCTTTGACGCGGAACAGACCCGGCGCGCAATAGCCTCGCGCAGATAAGGCTAGGAAAGAAGCGAAGTGCCAAACAATTTTGCAACAACCAATTGGGTCTCGATGAAGATCCTGTGGTTCTTGAAGAATTCCTACGAGATCGCCTCGATGTTCAACAGCGATTGGGAGTCGGAATTCGGCAAGAGCTTTCCGGTGGGATCTTCAGTCCAGATCAAGATGCCGCAGAGCTGGCTGGTCACAAGCGGCCTGGCTTACCAGGAGCAGGGCATTTCGCGCCTGGTGACCACGGTCAACCTTGACCAGATCCGCGGCATTCACTTCGGATGGGATTCGTACGAGCGCCTGGTGAAGATGGAACGCACCGAGAAGGAACTCGAGGAATCGTATCTCTACCCTGCCGGTCAGCAACTGGCGCAACAGGTGGATTCGGACGCGGCCAACTGGGCGGCGAACTGGACCAACAATGTGGTGGGCACGCTGGGCACGGACGCGACGACCATTGATTTCGCGTTGGCAGCCGAGCAGGTGCTGTTCTCGCTCTCCTGCCCGCAGGAAGGCGTGAAACATCTCTGCCTGAGCAGCAGCCTGAACCGCAGTTACGTGAAGAACAACGTGACGCAGTTCAATCCGGCGCCGGAGATCAGCCGCATGTTCCGCAAGGGCGTGATCGGCACGGCCGGCGGGTGGGAATGGTATCGCTCAAACTCGCTGGTTTCGCATACCTGCGGCACAGCGCCAACGGGCGGCGTGACCGTGGTGGGTGCGGGCCAGTCGGGCGCCGCGCTGGTGGTAACCGGCACAAATGGCCAGACGATCAACCCGGGAGATAAGTTCGCGATTGCCGCAGTGAATGCGGTTAACCCGCGGACCCGCGTCAAGAGCGCGCTGGGACTGAAGCAGTTTGTGTATGCCGGCGGCGCTCCCTGGGTGCTGACGGGCGGGAACGACACGATCCCGATTTCGCCGGCGATCTTTGGGCCAGGCTCGCAATACCAGAACGTGGATGCACTGCCCGCGAATGCGGCCGCCTTCACCTTCTTCCCTGGAACCACGACACCGTCGGGCCTGACCGGTACGGTCAGCCTGGGACTTTCGAAGTATGCCTTCGCGAAGGCGTTCGGCAAGTTCGAGAATCCGGAGGCGGTGGAGCGGGCAGAGCATGCGGAGGATCCGGAGACGGGTGCTTCGATTGCGTTTGTTCGCGCCTGGGATCAGTACAACCGAAAGATGACCAACCGCTTCGACATCTGCTACGGATTCGGAAACCTGTATCCCGACGCCGGTGCGGTTGCGGTGGTGGGAGCCTAGAGCAGACCCAGAGTCCCTGTGTCATGCCATAACCGACCCGAACTGCCGCGGCGTGTGGAACTACTTATCCCACGCCGCAGCGATCGCGGGAATTGGGGAGTACAAGAGCATGCGGAAAACGCTGAAAGCACTTCTCTCACTGTCCGCACTGGCCCTGGCGCTGCCACTTTGCGCTCAGACCAGTCTGACCTCAACCACGCTCTCGAGCGCCGTCACCTCGGCCTCGGCGAGCAGTATTGTGCTGGCCTCCGCAACGGGTATCAGCGCGCCTGCACCGGTCTCGGGGAACGTCACCGCGGGACCGACTTATACCGAGCTGTTCGTGGACCAGGAAGCGATGCTGGTGACCGCGGTCAACGGCAAGACCATCAACGTGGTGCGTGGGGTGAGCTCTACCTCCGGAGCGACGCACGCTTCCGGCTCAGTGGTCTGGGTGGCAACGCCGAGCCAGCTTTACACTGTGCAGCCCACGGGGTCGTGCACGGCGGCTAACACTGTGAACCCGTACATCAATGTGCAGACAGGCCAGTTTTGGTTCTGCGATACGGGGACAGGCAACTGGCAGCCGGTCTTTTCGACCGGCACGATCACTCCAGTGGCAACCGCGGCCGCGATCCAGACCGTCGCGCAGACGTTCACGGTGGCCGGACTTGCAGTGGGCGAACCGGTGGCCGTTATCGGCCAGCCTGCTCCCAGTTCGCTCTGCCCTTTGGTGGCAGCACGGGTGACCGCGGCCAACACGGTGTCGCTTTACTTTACGACGCTCACCGCAGCGGCCTGTACGCCAACGTCGGGAACCTACTTCCTGATGGCGCCACGCCTCAATATCCCCTAGCCAGGCTGAACGCCCTTCAACCCAACTGACTGTTTAACCAACGGGGCGGCTTTCGGGCCGCCCTTTGCCTGCACGGGAGACAAGAGATATGCCGACAACGATTGACGAAGAGAGATTTGCCAGCCAGGAAACGCTGGACCTGAGCAAGCCGCAGGGTACTGCGCAAGGCCTGCCGGTGAAGCAAATTGCGCATCAGGAGTATCCGCGGTGCGTCTACAGGCACCCGGTGGAGCCCTACCGCGAAGTGCTTCACCGTAACACCAATCACGAGGTTGTGGAGCGCGAGTTGGTGGCAACAGAGCACCTGGTGCATGTTTGCCAGCATGAGCAGGAGTTCAAGAAGAAGCTGGGCGAGGGATGGGTCGCGGAGCCGTACATTCCGCAGGCTCCGCCCGATCTGACCGAGCATCTCTACATCAAGGTCACCGAGGAGGTAGCCAAGAGGATCGGCGAAAAACAGACCTCTGATCTCGACTTCGATCTTGTGGATGCTCAGAAATTCCTGCTCTCGCGTGGCTACCCATGCGCCAAGCCGGAGGATGCCCTCGTCGCTGTGAAGGCGATGGCAGCGAAGGACCGTCGGAGTTTCTTCAAAGAACTCGCGGAGTTTGTGTCCGCTGAAGGCGAAGGCAAGTAGATGGCAGTCACCTTCAGCGGATCGAGCGTGACCGCGCTGGCCGCCGACCTGATTCAGTCGGCGGCCTACGAGATTGGCGCGTTCGCGCCGGGTGAGCCGGTGGCGGCGGCCGAGGCCCAGTGGGCGCTGGAAGTGCTGCAGAGGATCATCGACCAGTGGAACGCCAAGCGGTCGATGATCTTCTCGGTAGGCTTCACGACGTATAACCTCACAGCGAACCATCAGCCGCACACCATCGGGCCGACGGGCGACTTTAAGACTGGGCCCGCGGCCAATTACCGGCCGGTGCGCATCGCGTCGGCCAGCTTTGTGCTGAATCCCGGCGGGAACAATGCTGTGGATCTGCCGATTCAGATGCGGGACAAGGATTGGTGGGCGGCGAATCCGCTGAAGTCGCAGACGTCGAGCATTATCACCGACTGCTATTACGAGCCGGCGCAGCCGAACGGCAATCTGAATTTCTTCCCGATCTGCAACGCCAACGGAGTGGTACGGCTGGAGCAGTGGAGTTCGCTGGCGCAGGCGCTTACGCTGCGGACAGCGCTTGGCCTGGTGCAAGGGTACTGGGAAGCACTGGTGACCACGCTGGCATTGGCGCTGTGCCCGAGCTTCGAGAAGCAGCCTTCGGCTGTGCTGGCGGCGCGGCAATCGGCGGCCATCAAGGTCATTTTCGAGAACAACGATCCGGCTCCGCGGATCGACACGGCGAGCGGAATGCCTGGGACTGCGGGCACGGGGCGGCCTGACTTCAACTTCTTGACGGGGATGCGGAACTAAATGGCGCGCTTTGGATTTGTGGGGCCGACGTATTCGTTGCAGTCGGGGATCGCAGATTCCCAGCGCTGCATGAACTTTTATCCCGAGATGGTCGAGAGCGGGCAAGGCCAGTCGCAGATGACTCTCAATCGCACGCCGGGGTTGAAGCGCTTCGCGGCGATTGCGAGCCCGGTGCGCGGCTGCCTGGACTTCATCGGTACCGACGCTGCCGGACAGGCGGCTCCGCTGGCATATTTTGTGGGCGCCGGGAACCTCTACGAGGTGACGGCGGCTGGTGTGGCAACACTTATCGGACCGGTGGGAAATGACTTCAAGCGGGTATCGATGGCGGTAAATGGTAGCGCGGGAAACCAGCTCTGCATCTGCTCTGCAGGGAAGCTCTACATTTACAACCTGAGTGCTACGAAACCAACCGGCAGCATCCAGCTCGCGCCGAACGCGCTGAGCGGCACCATAGGCGGCCTGCAGGGCTTTGCTTCGAAGGTGGTGTTTTGCGATGGCTACTTTGTGGCGACCCTGGCCAACAGCAACAAATTTCAGGTTTCCGCGCTGGAGGACGGATCGAGCTGGAACCCGCTTTCGGTTCAGCAGGTATCGGTTTTCCCGGAGAGTATTGGCGGGATGGCGACGGCCTACAGGCAGTTGTGGATCTTCGGCCAGGACCGGCATGCGCAGGTGTACTACAACAGCGGCGCGAATGCCTACACGCCCTTCGACGTGATCGGCGCGGGCGGTGTGGGATACCTGG